ATGCTTGTTCCGCTAGGTCTGCATCAAGACTAGCCTCAAGTGCCTCTGTATCCAAAGCACCTTGAACCCAACCAATCACTGTATCTTCCGTTAAGCTGTCATAGGCTACATAACCATCAGCAGATGAGTCAGGAGTAAAACCAACAGTACCATAGGAAGTAGCTGTGTTGTCACCTGATGTTTTGCTTACCTGCCAGTGTGCTACCGTTACGCCACCGTCTGTGTTACTTTCTAAAGTTGAGATTGTAAAGTTCATTGTTTACTCCTAGTTAAATTGCTGAAATGATGAATGCTAGTAGTTCAGAATAACGTACACCCATACGACTACGCTCTTCACCAGTTTCTTCATCTGTCCAAGTTGAATTAATAAACATTGCATAATCCCCTGCGTCTAAACCTTCAGCAGTGAATGCATCCTGTAAGTCCTGCGCTATGATACCGAAGTGTATTCTAGCCTCATCTCCTTTTTCTTCTACAGCACTATTCCATTTGAATGCTCGTAATAGTCCTTTACAGGCTGTAGCTACTCTTTGTTCTGCATCTAGTAACTCTCTAATACCTTGTTTTTCGTTACGGTCAGACGTTTGTATTGTACCGTTAGTGGCGTAGATGTCTTGGAATCTATAAGAATTTAAACCTAGGTCTGTTGTGTTGTCCTGAATAGTACCGCTATTATTTGTAGGAGCTACATAACCATTACCAAAACGTAAACCTTTATGTCCAGATGCTGAGGAGTAAATCAACAAATCGCTATCAATAGTACCAATAGACCCTACAGTTGTGCCGTCTTTATTGAATATAACCTGCTCACCGTCTGTACCAAGTCGATTAAATATAGCGTTAGCCGCTGAATCTCTAAGTAAATCAAGCCTACCGTTAGCGTGTAAAGCTATACCTGAGCCAGCCGTATCGTTATATAGATTAGCGTTAGTAGTACCCACCAATAGGTTGCCTGATGAGTCAATACGTACAGATTCTGTATCTCCTGTATCAATTCTTAACGCATCACCAATAGCACCTACTAAAACTGCTGTATCTGACGAAGTTGTATTATCTTGTAGACTAATATATCCACCTGTATCGGATGACTCAAAGTTAGCTACAACGTCTGTTGTGCCGCCTCTAACATCTAACGCTCTAACAGGACTAGTAGTACCTATACCTACGTTGCCTGATGAGTCAATACGCATGGCTTCAGCACCACCTGACGAGGCATAAAAAGCCATCTCATCGCCAACAGAGCCCAATGCTACCGAGTATGTATTTGTTGTTCCTGAGTCTTTAAAATAAACTTTAGATGTGCTGTCTGTTGATTCAAACTCTGCAAGACCGACACTGCTAGATTCTACTGTAAGGGGTCTGTTAGGACTAGCAGTACCTATACCTACGTTGCCTGATGAGGTAATACGCATCTTTTCAGAGTCATCAACTTTAAAGTCTATCCTAGAGTCTGCGCCTTCTGCACCTGTATCAGCTTGTATAGATAGTTTACCTGAAGTGTTTGTTATTCTACCTGTAGCCGCACTATCTTTTAAATCTATTCCGCAGGTTGTATCTCCGCTTTCTAACAGACCTACAATGTTAGTAGTTGCATGATAAGCATGCAGTGGATGTGCAGGACTGGTAGTACCTATACCTACTCTATCGTTAGTAGCATCAACATGAAGAGTATTTGTGTCTACAGTCAAACCACTAGCAGTCACTGTGCCAGTAATGTCTATACCTGCTGATGACGTTAAACCATCAGTAGTAATAACACCAGTAACGTCTAACGCAGTCGCAGGTGCAACATTACCAATACCTACTCTATTAGCAGACACATCAACAAACATTGTGTTAGTGTCAAAGGTTACGTCAGCATTAAGAGTAACAGCCGCATCAAAGATAACTGCACCTGTAAAGGTATCACCCGCTGAGTCAGCCTTACTGTTTACTGCTGTTAGGATGTTTGTAAATTCAGTTGTGAACTCAGAGCCTTTGATTACCTTAGCCGCATTTCCAGAAGGAAGACTATCTTTTGCCCCGAAGTCCGTTGTTATAGTATAATCAGTCATTAAATTAATCTCCCTAGAAGAGCGTGTACATCTATTTGTTGTATTGAATAAGGTGCGCCATTGATAGTAGACTCAATGCCTATGGTTACTACTGTACCACTACCGCTTGTGTTAATTGAAGGACGTTGTATGTCCACACCCGTTGAAAACTTACCTATGTTAAACTCAGATACGTTAAACTCAGAAATAGGTGTGTTGCTTAGTTGTGTGTTAAAGGCTTTCTTAATATAAGCACCATCGTAATCATAACCCCATACTAGTGTAGTAGGTGAGGCTACGTTACCGATAACTGTAATGTTAAACTTCTTAAGGAACTTAAGGTTAGTAGAGTTACCAAAGTTCATTGGGTTACTGTAGTATATCATTTCATAAGCATTACCATTGTCCTGATAGCCTTCATACTTAAATATACCGTCTTCTCTACCAAAGTAAATACTACCATCCTGTAGTAGTGCTATGCTACGTGGGTTAACACCCGCCCATGTAGTTACCCTATTAGCACCATCAGGTAAAGCACCACGCATATCAAAGCAATATACAGTCTGACTATCTTGTAAAGACAATAAGTAGAATGCTTCATCTGCACTATAGATAGACTTAATAGGATTAGTCTGCTGTCTAACCAACTGTGTCAATTCAGTACGTACATTATTACTAATGTCACGCATAGGCATTGACTTTTCCTGTATAGTACGGCTAAAGCTACGTACACCGTCTTCAGACAGAAATATAATGTCAGTACCTGTGTGTTGTACTGAGTCTCTAGCAATACAACCTACGCCTTCTACAGTGTCATGTAGTTGCATTGTAGCAGGACTTTCAGCACCTGAGTAAATAATAATTGAACGCTTACAAAAGATAATTAAGAATCCATTGTGTGCCGCTAAAGCTACAACCTCATCGTGACCCGTAGGGAATACTGTAGTTAAGTCCAGAGAACCTGCTGTACCGCCTGACCACTTATGTCCTTGTAACGTATCACTCCAGTAAACAGTCTTAGTGTTACCAGATACATCAGCCGCCCATAGTCTACCGTATGCACCTATAACTTCATTAGCTTGAGGTGGTGTCGTTTGGTTTGCAAAAAGACTGTGCCTAGCTAATACACCAGAACCACTAGAGTCTGTATAAATTAAAGGTTCATGTTCTCTTTGATAGAAATACGTATGGTTATTAAAACTAACAATTTTCCAATTGTTTGCTGTTATTGTAGCACCTGCGGGTGTTATGTCAGTTGCTGAAAAGTCAAGACCTTCATATATTTTATTGTCAACCGCTGAGAATATACGTTTGTCACCACTAGCGTCTAAGGACTCAAATACAGCTTCTACGCCACGACTGTCTGTAGCAAAGGAAACATTAGAGGACTGTTCCGAATAACCCTTACGCGCCCCTATACGCCCATATTCGTCAATAATACAGTTACTAGCGGTAGCCGCAAAGGATTGGTCAATAGATACAGGTGAATCCTGACTGTTGATACCCGCAAATCCAGGGGCTTGTACTGTAATGTTCTGTAGTTGTTGTGCCATTAGCAAGGTGTCCATACAGTTTCAGAAGGGAATCTAGCGGCATCAAACGCTACTGCATCTGCTAACGTAGTGTCCGCTAGGGCAAATAGTTCCTGTGCTGAAGTACCACCTGTCTCTCCACGTTCACGGGCGGCTAAAGCTACTGCATATTGAATTACTGGTGATGAAGGTACAACAAGTTTATCTGCATCCGCTGTGAATGGGTCGCCTCTATCCACAATGTTAAATCGTAATGTGTAGGCTTGGTCTGGCTTAGGGTACACATCAACTAAAGCATTACCACTAGCATCTACACCATTCCAAGAGTAGTACTCAGGAGAACCAGATATAGGCTCTTGGATTAGGTATGCGTTGTTCATCCAAGAGGAACTAGCAGGACGCATAAATAAGTTAGACGTATCGTTAATAACGTCTAGTAACTTAAAGGAGTTATTAGTACCTGTAATACTGTAGCTAAACTCAGTATTAGAAGTAGTCACCGTGATTGTCTTACGTAGTGCTGACCAATCCCAAGCATCCTCAACAATACGTCTGGCATCATTAACAAACTCACCTATTAGTTTTACATAGGAGTCAGTTGAGTTCTCAAAGCTAGTGACTTCGTTTTCACGCATCCTACGTAGTACACTGTTTACTAATTGTAAGTAAGTCATTATCCATACCTTCTTAAGTTCATCATTGGACTAAGCATTTCCTGTGTAGACTTAATCTCTGTGTCAAATTTAAATAGTTCTTTGTCAAATATGTTTTCCACAGGAGTTCTCGATACTGTTTGTGGTTGTTGACCTCCTACGACACCCCCTAGCATACCTTGAATTAAATTACCACCTGCTTGTAGTACATCACCTAAAGGACTATCAACGGCATCTATAATGTCATCAATAACGTCCACTACAGGTTCTGTAACTGCCTGTACTCCCTCTTTAACAGGCTGTAACACTGTTTCATCAAACTCACGACCTGCTTCCTTAGCAATATCTTCAATGTCCGATGTCACATCCGAAATAGGCTGTGTGACTGTTTGAACAACATCAATACCTTTTTGAGCTACATCTACAATAGGGTCAACACCTAACTTAACAACGTCCTCTAAGTCCTTAAAAATCTGAGGTGTTTCAAAGTCAACATCTGGTAAAGCATCTCCAAACGCACCTGCTACTTTCTTAACAGCAGGGACACCGAGTTCTTTTACCAAAGCCTTTTCAATGTCACCACCTTTAAGCACTGTAGCCTGAACATCCATCATGCTTTCTGAAAACTTCTCAGGCTCCATTCCGAATAAATCAGCATCAACACCTAAATCAGCAATAGTATTCTCAAGTATAGGTGTAGTCACTTTTCCTATTGCGTAGCTTGTAGCCGCGCCTTTAAGTACATCCTCAAGGTCTCCACCTGCCGCTAAAGAAGCCGCACCGCCTATCCAAGGATTGCCTGTTAAAGCACCTAAGACACCTAAAGGTTTGGCTAAACCTGAAGGGTCTGGTCTAACAAATACTTGACTGTATGTACCTAGTTCTGCATCAGGAGAAGACTGATACCGTTGCATTCTTTTAAGACCTGAGTCCCAATCAATGTGCGCTCCAGTACCTGTGTTTAAATAAATACCTTCACCACGAAAGGAATCAGGTCTATCAAAACCTTCTAAATCTTCGTACTTCTGAACTATTGGTATACCTGCGTCATCCAAAAAGTCCTTCATTACATCTGCTTGTGCTTCCACAGCCTGACGTAAAGGGTCGTCTTCACTTATCCAGTATTGACGCTTACCATAAAGCATACCTTGTTTAAGTCCAGGAGGATTAATAAGCATCTTATGTGTTTCTATACTGGAAAAATCTAAAGGACCTTTTTCGATGTACGAGTTTATTTTTTGTAATTCTTCGTAGCCTTCAGGTAATATTCTTACTTCTTTTTGAGGACGACCTATAACACCCTCTGTTCTATACTGAGGGTTTTCTGCTAAATCATAGTCTTTTTCAGTCCAATTATTTGTAATAGCATCTGCTTTGTCTTGCAAAAACTGTACATACGTTTGGTCAGCAAGTGCTTTGGCTTCTTGAAAGGTTTGCGGTTTAGCCATTATTTATTCCTCTCTACGCCTTTGACTTTCTCAGCAGTTCTCATAGCACCTAAACCAAGCATACCCATCAGTACTGGCATCATAGTTGATATATCTAAAACAGGGACTTCAATGGTAGAATCGGCAAGAGCAAGCGCAAAATTTGCCATCGGGATAAGAAGGTAGTTACTCGCAAGTCCAAGACAACAAGTCCAACCAACAGCAGGTCTCCAACCCGATACAAATAGGCTTCGGTGTGCCGCTTCTGTCTTATTAACTTCAATCTGCGCTTTCGCAAGTTCCTGCGCGTGTTTTTCAGCCATTGTCGAAAGTTCAAACGCGATAGCATTCTTCTTGTCTTTGTCCTCTATAAATTTGTCAAGTAAACCTGTAACTGGTCCGATTAGTTGCTCTAACATATATGCCTCACTTTAGCGGATTAGACAAGTAGTCCATACCCTGCCATAAGTCTTCTATCTCTTTGTTTAATGTTTTGAACTTTACTTCTGTATCGCCAATGTCATTAATAATAATTTCTGCTTTAGTTACCGTAGCTTTCATAGCTTCAATATCGTTAGATAGCTTAGAAACGTCTGTATTTAATTCTAAGAGCTTTTCCTGTTGCCCTAGTAGTGTCTCTAGCCTTGTGCCTAAAGTCGCTAGATTCTCACGTATGGGCGTTATATTAGGTATCTGTCTAGATTCCACTGCTTCCAGTCTGCTGTACAAACTAGAGGCTGTCCATACGCCACCACCTATAGTACTGCCAATACCAAGTACAATGGCAATCCATACGCCCTTGAATGATGTGTCACCTATCTTGAGTTCAGTACTTTCTAAACTCATAGTTCAACACACTCCGTTCCGTACATAAAGCAAGAGTAACCAAGATGAGTTGGTCCTGTTTGGAAGAACTCTGATTCACTACCTGCCGCTAGGATGTCAGTCTCAGTAACGTACAAATTAAGTCCTATGTCGTCATTACCGTTAAGGAATACAGCCGTTAGGTTTCTAGTAGTAGGATAACCCATAGACACCCACTGTGCGTTAGCATCATAGAAGATGTTAGTCTGTTCCGCTGTAGTGTTTGCATTCTCAACGCCTTGCTCTAGGAATGCTACAGCTTCCTCTGAGTTAGCTACAGCTAGATAAGCACTAGCATTGTTAGCGTGAGTCTCAATGTCATCTACTGACTGGTTGTACGTGTCAACAGTCTCTTGTTCAATCTGTAAAACTTCTACAGTCTCAGCTACAAACGTCTGTACCTCAGCTTCTTGCTCAGGTGTACTAGCTTCCTCTACACGTTCAGCTACTTGCTGTACTTCAATCATCTCTACGACAGCTTCAGTAAATGTACCAATGGCGTTATCCATTAGTTCTAGTTCTTCCATAGCTTTGTTTTCTAATACAGCCTTAACGTCACCGTATGGCTGATAGTTAGTAGCAAAGTTAGTCAATGCAGTGTTGTACGCTTGTACTTCAGCTTCACTAATGTGTGCTGTGGTGGACATAGTCCCATCGGACAAAGCATCACCATGATGTGCGTATTCCTGAGCCGCACCTACTAGGAGGATACCAGTATTGATTTTGTCAACTATAGCTGTGCTAGATTCTAGTAAAGCATCGTACTCACTTGAGTGAGCTACGGAACTTAGCACTAATAGAGATAATAGTATCTTCTTCATCTGTGTCCTCTCCTCCTATGTTTAATACAGTATTGTACCAATCT